TCACCCCTCCTGATCCGCGCCGACGACGAGGTGGCATTCGCGTACTTGCGAACGCGGGATGCGCAAGGTGTCTGGCGGATTTAGCTGTCGCAGGACCAGGGCGTCTCCCTCCCAGCCCACGAATTGTTTGATCAATACGGCTTGTCCTTCTTTGTAGACGACGACATCACGCCCGCGTGTGGGTGGTTTGAACGGATTTATGTGAAGTAACCAACCCGGCTCATAGCGTGGCACCATGCTGTCGCCAACCATGTAAATCGCATAGGCGGAGCGCACACCACCGAGGTTGGCGGGCCGCGAGGTGTATCCAATCGGTCCGTCTTCGAGAAACATCTCTTGGTCGCTACCTCCGCGCGCGCCGCTGCGGATCGGGATCCGATCGGGTTCGTGAGATAGGCTGGTGGGCGGCGCCGCCGGCGCAGCGGTCCTCGAAGAGGGTGGGCGACCTCGTCCGCGGCGTGGCGCTTCCCCGGCCCCGGCGCTGACAGGCGTCTCGACGGCGTGGCGCAACACCTCTTCCTCCGATACCCGGAGGAATGCCGCGATATGGACCACCTCGAGCGGCTTCATTTGGCGCTCTCCCTTCAGCATTCGAGAGACCGCAGACGGAGCGAGGCGCAGATGGCGTGCGAGATCCGCCTGCGAGGCACCGGCTCGCTCCAATGCTTGGCTGAACCAGGAACCGTCCATAATGCGTCCTCAGCAATTTGCTATTGTTGACACTACAACGCTACATGGTATCATCCCAGTGCGATGATGACAAGCAAATTTGATGAGATATTGGAGATGCTGTATGCGGGATATTATTTTGCCGCGAAACTTCGAGGTTGAAGAGCTTGGCTCGGGTTGTGCTTATCTGATTGAGGGGTCGGACGGCCGCGTGGCTTGCGGAGCGCCGCGCCGCTTCGCCTTATTGTCCGCACCATCATTCGCTTTGCTACATAGCGCATGCGGCAGCAAGGCCGAAGCCCGACGGATCCGCGAAGTCGAAACGCTCGCTAGTGCTGTCGGCGGCCGCCGCGCCCGACAGGGCGCGCTGCCTTCTCGACAGTTTCTCGAACGCCTCGAGCAGGCGATTCGCGATGTTTCGTGACCATATTGTTCATGTTACGTTCTCAGGAAACGTTATGCGTCACCGTTCTCCACGCCTCGGAGCAGCATCCCGATCGGATGCCAGCATCTCACCGACACCGGAACGTCAGAACCATGGCCTTATCGAACGCTTGGAGCGGTCGATCGGAGATGACGCGGGCCGGCCGGCGCGGCCTTACCGGGCCGTAGACACGCTGGCGATCATGGAACGCCGCGGCACGATCACAGCCGCGATGCGGCGGGCCGGGGAGGATTTTCGAGTTCGATTCGCGGCCGCGCAACTCGACCCTTTGAGCGCCTTTGACATATCGCGACCGAGGATCGATCGGCGCGCCGGATCGAGGTCCGCGGAGGAGCCCGGGTTGCGGATCGAAAAAGCGCGCGAGGCGGTGTGGCGGGCAATCCTTGCGGTGGGAGGCCTGAATTCGGCCGGCGGTTCATGCCTGTGGCATGTGCTCGGGTGGGAACGCTCGCTGAAAGAATGGGCGCTCGAGCAGGGGTGGAGCGGTCGCAGGGTGAGTCAGGAGGCGGCATCGGGGATTCTCATCGCTGCGCTGGGGGCGTTGGAGGCGCATTTCGCCGGCGCACGGAATTGCTAAGGAGATATTTTATTATTGACAAATCGGGATCAATCTGGTATGAATCGCTTAAATTGGCAAGGCTGCGCGATGGCGACCTCGGCCGGTTGCGGCGATAGACGCGACGAGGTCCGCGAGTTCGCCTTAACGATCGATCGCCGTTGATGGGTGGCACGATGGGTTTTGCGCGGGGCGACCCATGTTGCAATTTTCCCGGCCATCCCGGACCGGCGCAGCTCCAGGCGGAAGGCGTATCGCACCCCTGCGCGATCCGAGTCCGCCATACCCGGCGGGCGAGCCCGCACCATCGGCTAAAGTTTCAAGACGAGGAAGCGGCGCTCGACGCAATCGTCCGCCAGCGCGGCATGATCGTGTCCGCAACGGAGCGAGCAGGCGGCGGCAAATCGGAGGATCTGGCGGAGAATGCTCGTGACGTGCAAGCACGCCGGTTGGCTCACCTCCCTGCCGGAGGCGCTGAGGGCCGATCTAGTCGCCGCTTTGACACCCGCCCGGGCCCGGGCGCTGACCTATGATTGGCCGTTTTGGGCACGCACAAATCAGCTTCCGCCGAATGGCGATTGGCGGGTGTGGTTGCTTCTTGCCGGCCGTGGATTTGGCAAAACGCGAACCGGTGCGGAAATGGTACGCGCGCGGGCGGCGGCGCGAACGGCGCGCCGCCTTGCGCTCGTGGCGCCTACAGCCGGTGATGCGCGCGACGTCATGGTCGAGGGGGAAAGCGGCATCCTCGCGATTTCGCCGCCTTGGGAGCGACCTCGCTACGAGCCATCAAAGCGGCGCCTGACCTGGCCAAACGGAGCCGTTGCCACTCTTTTCAGTGCCGACGAACCGGAGCGTCTCCGCGGGCCGCAGCATGACGCCGCGTGGTGCGACGAACTCGCCAGCTGGCGCTACCCGGAGGCCTGGGACATGCTGATGTTCGGGCTGCGCTTGGGAGCCGATCCGCGCGTCATTGTGACAACGACTCCGCGGCCGACTGCGCTGCTTCGCGAGTTGATCTCTGATCCGTCGGTGGTCGTGACCCGCGGGACGACTTATGAGAACCGCGCAAATCTTGCTCCGGGTTTTCTCGGCAAGATAATACAAAAGTACCAAGGCACACGCTTGGGCAGGCAGGAACTTGAGGCAGAGTTTCTCGAAGACGTTCCCGGCGCCTTGTGGAATCGCGGCATCATAGAGGGTGCGCGAGCCCGGGCGGCCCCCCCGCTGATCCGAGTGGTCGTTGCGATCGATCCAGCCGTGAGCGCGACAGACGAAGCCGACGAAACCGGCATCATTGTTGCGGGCAAGGATGGACACGGACACGGCTGGGTGCTTGCCGATGCATCGGGACGTTACCAACCCACCGAGTGGGCCAGGACGGCTATTTCTGCCTATCGCGCTCATAGCGCTGACCGGATCGTCGCCGAAATCAACAACGGAGGCGACATGGTCGAGGCCACCTTGCGAATGATCGAGACCGATGTGCCCTTCACTGCTGTGCGGGCCTCGCGGGGGAAAGATAACTCGAGCGGAACCGGTAGCGGCCCTCTACGAGCAAGGCCGCGTGCACCACCTCGGCGCTTTCCGCAACTCGAAGATCAGATGTGCGCGTTTGTTGCTGATGCCCGCGGAAACCTCAGAGGCCTGTCGGCGACTGGCTCGCCTGATCGGGTCGATGCTCTAGTGTGGGCATTAACACGCTCTTCTCGTCGAGCCAAAGCGAGGGGAGGGGATCTATGAACTTTACCGCCAACTTAGCGCGGAGCTGCCGGATATAGCAGGCGGCGCACGCCGCTTTTAGGCTGACCGAGAACCAATCGCGATACTAGATCCTTTTTCGCGATACCGCGAAAGCGCAGGGCGGTCCAGGGAAATTCTTCTGAAGGTTCCATCTGCCTTTGCGCAACACACCCCTTGCCCGGGCTTGTCCCGGGTATCGACGTCTTAAAGTGGCCCCTACGGCGGCGGGCAGGACTTGTATGCCGACGGAAACAGGTCCGTGGGCTGAAGGCTCATAAGCCACACCCGGCCGCGGGGATGCTTTTCGTCGTGCTGGAGCTTGCTCTCTCAACGTCGCGTGTCTCGATCCCCGTTTTCGTAGAATTTGTGCTGATTGCTGCCCGGAAGGAGCCGATCATTGGCGCTTCTAGTCAAAAACGCGAGCATTGGATTGTGGCCGATCCGCACACGGATCGTATCCAGATTATCATCGACCATCGGCCTGCTGCAGCTTGCGGCGTTTACGTTCGGGTTGGGCGTAATGCCCCCTGCCTTGGCGCAAACGATCAATGGTTCTTCACTGAGCATTACCGGCCAGTCTACCTTACAAGGAGACGTGGTCATGTGCTCCGGGAATCCGTGGGTCGATGTACGCTGCAACGGTGCAACTGGCGACGACAGTCATGACGATACGGCCGCAATCAACACGACGATTTCGACTGCGATTACGAATGGACGACCGGTGCATTTCCCTGCTGGCACCTATAAGGTCACTGCGCCAATCACGATCGATTACGCCGGCCAAGCCTCCAGCGGGTTCCGGCTGATTTCAGAGGGAGCGATCATCGACGGTCGAACGATTGCCGCAGGTCCGGTTCTCCAGATCCAGTGCGGCGGCGGCACGAGCGGCAGTCCGACCGGATGTTTTTACTTCAAGGAAGAAGGCACCTTATTTGTCAATGGTAATGTACCGAACTATGTTGTGGTGTTCGGTAAAGCTGATTTCTCTGATGCACATAACTCGGTGAAAATCGACCATTTGATCGTCAATAACGCCAGCACCGCAGCCGGCGCTGGTGGTTGCCAGTTCAATTACGTGCTCGACAGCGATCTTTACGCAGTCTGCGTATCGGCCGGCGGGGGAGCCGGCCTCGCCTTCGAGCAGATCCAATTCTCCCGCATCTCCGGCGCCGGTACGGCAGAGGGCGTCGGGGGTCGTGGGGTTGTGCTCGAGAACGGTTACAATTTCAGTAACACGTTCTTCGCCCTCGATCTCGAAGTCTCGGCGACCTGTTTGTCGATTACTTTCAATCATAACGGGCTCAATAGCTTCGTGTCGCCTTATTTCGACTGTATAACCGCGGTGAGCGCGACGGCCAGCGCCGGGAACCTGCTGATTAATCCGAACTACGGAGGAAATACGATCAACTATGGTCCTCTCTCTTCCGGGGTATCGGTCATCGGCAGCGGATCCCGTGCCGATTGGCTGTTCCCAAGCGCGGCTACCTACGTAGCCATGCCGATCGATGACGGGCTGAACCTCTCAAGCTATAACGCCCCCAGCACGTCGTTGGCCGTGACCCTGCCGGCCATCTCCAGCCTCAATGCGGGATGGAGCATGGGATTTGCTTCGGACAACGCCAAGGGCATGACGATCATGACGACGAGCGGCTCGATCATTTCGGGTGGAAAGAGCCTCGGCTCGATCGTGCTAGGGTCCGGCAATTACGAATACGTTCGCCTCCAATCTGATGGAAACAATTTTCGCATCGTCTCCTCGACCCGGAATACACGTTTGGCAAATGGGTTCGAGGCGCCGCCATGGCCCAGTAACTGGCTGTTCCCGAGCAGCTCCGGTTATCAAGGCGGGCTCGGCGACAATGGCAATATCCTGTCGAGCTACAACAGCCCCTCCGGCTTGACGGTCACCTTGCCATCGACGAACGGTCTTCCCGACGGCTGGTCGATGGGGTTCGCGACCGATAACAATAAGGGCCTCACAGTGCAGGTCAACAGCACCTCCGGAGGCCACATCGTGTGGCCTGGTTCCGGCGGATCGCAAACATCATTGACGATGGCGAACTCTGCGCAAGGGGCTTATGAGTTCCTGGTGCTGCAATACGATGGCAGCGGCATCTTTCGCACTGTCAACGCCACCCCCGCGACGATGCAGGCGATTGGCATGATAGGCTCTGCTGCGATCAGTCACTGGAGCTACCCCACGGTGAGCTCCTATGCCGCGACCGTTGCCGACAACGGCAATGTGCTGTCAAGCCTCAACAGCCCGCTTTCGTATCTCGCGGTGACATTGCCGTCGACGACCGCCATAAGCATGGGCTGGACGATTGGCATCGCTACCGATGGCAACAAGACAGCCGCTGTTCAGGTCAACTCCACCTCTGGTGGCCGTATTCTCTTCCCCGGGAGCGGCGCAACTGTGACCTCGGCCTCTCTCGCCAGCGCGAATTACGAGCTGTTGTTGCTACAGTATGACGGCAACAATTTTCGCGTCATCGACGCGACCCCAGCGACCGCGACCTTGCTGGGGATCAGCGGCAGCATTACAAGCATCAACCGCTGGAGCTTTCCGGCGGTCAGCACATATGCTGCCTCACAGAGCGACAGCGGAAACGCAGTGTCGAGCTACAATACTCCCACAACTTCGCTGACCGTGACCTTGCCACCGACAACTTCCATTGGTGCTGGCTGGACAATGGGCTTTGCGACCGACAACGGCAAAGCCATGACAGTCCGGATCAATGGGACCTCGGGTGGCAACATTCTCGTTCCGGCCGGAGCGACCGGCGCGGCGGGCAGCTCCGTGACCCTTGCGCCAATCAATTACGAGTTCTTGGCCCTGCAGTTCGACGGCAGCAATTTTCGCATAGTGTCGGTTACGCCGCGCAGCGCCGCCTCGCTCCGCATGCTCGGTCACCAAATCATGACGGGGGCGACCCCAACCGTCGGTTCGGGATCGAGCGATTGTGGCACCTCGCCACCAATCCGGGGCAATGACAGTGCCGGACGTATTACGGTCGGGGCGTCCAATGGCGGCCGTTGCACAATCACATTCGTCCTGCCTTGGCCCAATCCTCCCGTTTGCTCGGCATTTGACGAGACCACGGGAAACCTCGTGCGCCCGACGGCGGCCTCGAGCGCCAGTGTGGCCCTTACCGGCACCCTCACCGCCGGCGATAGCGTTGTCTATAACTGCGTCGGCTACCAATGAGCAGGCATCGGCCCGCCGACTACGGCAAATTAGTCTTTGCGATCATCGAGAACCCAAGCGAGATCGCCGGATCGGGCAGAGACACCAAAGCGGCTGATCGGCGATCTCTCAAGAAAACGGAGCCCCTCTGATGCCTGCTCCCGAAGGAAAGCGGACCCCGATCGCGTCGTATACCTGGGGTGGTTGGGGAAACCAGCCGGCCCATTCACCATCTGCGATCGCCCGGGCGGGTCACCCGAAGGCCGCAGTCGAGGGCGACGTCACTCGCTTCAGCAACGTGTTTCAGCCGGATCAAGGGATCTTCGCCCCCGGCTATCCACTGGTGCCGACCGATCGCGAACGGGTGCGCCTGTGGGATTTTCCGGTCGGATACAACACGATCTACACGCCGCGCTCATTCGAGGCCGTCGGCTTCGAAGAGCTCAGAGCACTGGCCGACTGCCACGACATTACGCGGCTCGCGATCGAAACCAGAAAGGACCAGATCGAGAAGCTCGACTGGAGAATCAAATCTCGCAATGAGAAAAGCCCGGCGCCGCATGCCCGCGCCCGCATTGACCGGCTGATCGAGTTCTGGCGAAGGCCAGACGGCGAGCATCCGTTCGCGACCCGGCTTCGCCGGGCACTCGAAGATGTTCTCGTACTCGACGCACCGGCATTCGAAATTCGCCGCAACCGCGGCGGCGACATCATCGGACTTGATGTCGTCGACGGCTCCACGATCAAGCTGCTGTTCGACGTTACCGGGCGGCGGCCGCAACCGCCGGCCCCAGCCTACGAGCAGATCATTCACGGTAAACCGTGGCGCCTGCTGACCCGTGACGAGCTGCTGTACATTCCTCGGAACCCTCGGCCGCACAAGGCATATGGGTTCAGCCCGGTCGAACAGATCATTACGACGCTCAATATCGGTCTGCGCCGTCAAGCGATGCAGCTGCAACATTTCACGGAGGGCAATGTTCCGCCCGGTCTGATGAATGCGCCGGATAGCTGGAGCCCCGAACAGATACGTCAGTTCCAGGAGTGGTTCGACTCGATTTTGGCAGGAAATACTGGAGCACGCACTCGCCTCGTCTGGGGCCCGAGCGGAGCGAAATACCAAGCCTTTAAAGAGGCACCTTACAAGGACGACTTCGACGAGTGGCTGGCGCGGATTGTCTGCTATGCCTTCTCGTTGCCGCCGACGGCCTTTACTCCACAAGTCAATCGCGCCACCGCGCAGACCGCACAAGAAACCGCTCTCGAAGAGGGGCTTGCGCCGCTGCTGGGCTGGGTCAAGCGCCTCGTCGATGAGGTCATTCAGACCCGGATGGGCCATCCTGATCTGGAATTTGTTTGGTCTGATATTCGGCCGACAGATCCAAAGGACCAGGCGACCATCCTCAGCAATTACGTGCAAGACGGCATCTACGCCCTCAATGAGGCGCGCGCTGTCCTCGGTCTCGATCCGGTCGCAGGCGGCGATCAGCCGATGTTCTTGACGGCGCAAGGCCCAGTGCTTCTGCAAGATGCCGTCTCCGCGAAAACCGAAGCCGATGGCAATGCGACCGAGGACCCCACTCGGAACAGCCATTGAGGTCAATCCGTCGGTCGTATCGGCCGCCAATCTGGACCGCTAACGCCGTCAGACAAGCCATAAAAGCCATCTAGCACCGATTGCAGTTGCAAATGCCGCCATCGGTAGGCTGCGGCTGAGCGCGTGTTGTCGCGCCTGCGACACAGCAGATTAAACATCCCTTGGTCAATTTCCCAAGGCAGATGGACAGGATCAGTAGGAGTCATTAATGAGTGTTCTGCCTTCCGACGTCGTCGTCTATGGCTCGGCCAATATGCCCGAGGCAGACGGCGCAGTGACCGGCGGCGCGATCGACTTCACTCGCCGGGTGGCGTTTTACGATATTGCGCCGGCCGGAACCCTAGATGTCATATCGAGCTCGACGAGCGACGCGGCGACAAAGATTACCTATTACGGCCGGGACGCAACCGGGGCAATACAGAGCCAGACTCTGACCCTGTCTGGCCAGACCTGGATCACCGGCTCGCAACCTCTGGAACGCCTGCTCTACGCCGCGCTGTCGGGCGCGACGGCGAACGGTCCGGTTGCGAATCCCGGGGGTGCGGCTGCGGTTGGCGATGTTGTACTGGCTGCGCACAGCGGCGTGCTGCCGTCGGGCTCGGTGACCACCGATCTCTCCGTGCGCACGGCCCAAAGCGGATCCGCCAATCACAGTGGCGCGACACCGGCATTGTTCAAATTGCAGTCGGGTGACGGCGCCAGCGTCTCGCCCGGGCAGATCATCTGGACCAAGAGCGGCACTGGTGCAAACCAGCTGCGTCAGATTATTGCGACAGCTGGTTACGGCACCGATGTGGTGGCAGTGAGCCGCGACTGGGCGACGGTCCCTGACGGCACGACGACTTACAAGATCTTGCAAGGCATGCTGTTTGAGATCACGCCGAACCCGGTAACGGCAATCATTCGACTGTTCTCGACGGCCGCGGCTGATGCGCCGACCGGCTCGCAGCGCACCTATTATGAAAAGATCTTCGTTGTCAATAACAACCCGGCTACGGCGCTGACCGGAGCTCAGATCGAGGTCGCGAGCGAGGCGCCGAGCCTGCCTTCGGGAGCACTTTTGGACCTGGCTCTGACGACTGCCTTGAACGATGGCGGGACCATCGTCAATCGACAGACCGCGCCTTCATCGGGGGTCGGCTCATTCATCTCCCAACCAGCCCTTGTCGCCGTACCCGGTCCGGGCAATCTGCCGTCAGGCTCAGTGCCGAATGCGGCCGGCGCGCAGGGCCTGTGGTTACGGTTGACATTACCGGCCGGCTCTGCCGCCTACAAGGGCTCGGCCGATATCAGAACGCAGGGCACGACGACTTAGCCCGTTTTTCACCGTCAGCAACCATATCCACGATGACCGTGCCCACCCGGCTCGCCGCCAGTGACAACGCGCAACCAGGCGATCGCCTTCTCGGCGGCAGGTTTGTCACTGAGTTCGGAACCGCCGCCAAACCGGAGATTACTGTCGTAGCGACCGTTCCTGGGGCTCTCTCGAAGTGACCCAAATCTTTATCGTCTCGGGCACGTCGTGGACGGTGCCGGCAGATTGGAACTCGGCTAACAATACGATCGAAACGATCGGCGCAGGGGGTGGCGGACAGACAGCGAACGGATCTTTTGCCGGTTCCGGCGGGGGCGGAGGCGCATACTCCGAGATCACGAATTTATTGCTCACACCCGGCACCAGCGTCGTGATCCAGGTCGGGGCTGGTGGAGCGGCGGGCAGCGCCGGAGGCGATACCTGGTTCAATGGGGTAACGCTTGCCGCGTCTTCGGTCGGGGCTAAAGGCGGCGGCGTCGGCACCAATGGGAGCACGGGCGGATCCGGCGGCTCTTCGTCCAGCGGCATCGGGACGACAAAATACTCCGGTGGAAATGGCGGCTATGCCTCCTCCAGCCCTAACGGTGCTGGAGGAGGCGGTGGCGCAGCCGGTCCGAATGGCAACGGGGCCAATGGCGGAAATCATCTAGCCGGTATAAACGCCAATGCGGGCGCAGGCGGCGGCGGGAATGGCGGTGGAAGTGCAGAGCAGGATGGTGATGTCGCGACTAGCGGACAGGGCGGTAATGGTGGCAAGAACATCGGTGGCATCGGGGGCGGTATCGGCGGGACCGGCGCTGGCGGGGCGGGAAGCAACGGCGGCGGCGGTGCTGGAGGCTATGCCACCGGAGGCACCAACCAAGGCAATGGCGGTAATGGCGGAAACGGCACCGACTGGGACGCAAGCCATGGCTTCGGCGGCGGCGGCGGCGGCGGAACCAGCAGCGTGGGCGGCAATGGCGCCAATTACGGCGGCGGCGGCGGCGGGTTCCTGAATGGCGCTGGCGGCAGCGGCGCACAGGGCATCATTGTCGTCACCTACACGCCAGCAGCGGCCGCCGCGCTAACGGCGGAATCCTGGGCTCCTTCGGAAGCCCAGAGTGCTGCAGGCACGGATCGAACCGCTTCAATCGGGTCTGGCCTCACCAATTGGCAGGACAGCCGGTCGCCGACCGCGGCCGGCAGCAGCATTTGGCGTGACCACTTTAATCCGATCGCTTTCGCTGGCGTGGCTGCTCGAGATCTGCGGGTTCCTGCCGAGTGGGCGGGGGCCGTCGCAGTCACTGCCGATGCATGGGCACAGCCAGAGGCCGCTGCATCGTGTTCGGCTAACGTGACCGCACCGATAGAATTGGCCAGCCAGGTTCTACGCGAGGCCAGCGGTTGCAGCGAATCGAATACGACGCATGCAATCGAAGACCTATCTGCTGTCGAAAACCAGTCTGCCGTCGCTGCGGATGTGCGCGCATTGGGGCTCGAATGGGCGGACCCGCCAGGCTTGTTGTTCATCTCTTCCGAGCGGCTGCGAGGCTCGCCTGGCCGGATCCGCATCCTAGCCGGCCCTAGCAGCGTACACCCTCTCAGAGGTCAGTGAGTTGCCCGATGCGCATAGCAACACCGTTCGACCCGATCGAAATTGGCGAGATCGATAATTTCGTGTTCGACTTTACCGCAGATGTCGGCGCTGCAACGATTGTGTCGACGGCCTGGACTTGCACGTTGACTCCGTATCAGACGGCCGTCGACCCGGCGCCGCAGTCGCGAGTGCTAGCGGTTTCGGTACAAACCGCCACCCAAGTGTGTTCGCCTGTGGACCGCTCGCTGCAGATTCGCACCGGAGCGTTTTCGGTCGGTTCGGTCGGGGGCATGCCGATATCTGCCGCGGGTGGGACCTATATACTGGAGGCCACGGCCAATCTGAGCGATGGCCGTATCTTAACCCTCAATGCAACCGTGCTGTGCACACCGCCGGGCTACTGAGCGCGTCAGCGCTGCGTCGAATATTAGAGAACGCGACAGACTGCGTGTAAATCGGCGAGATCTCCGAATTCTGATTCCGACATCTGATTGGATTTGAGTCATGCGGCTTTATGGCGCGATCGAAAAGGTCGAAGCTCAAGGCGACGGGACCGTGCGGGTTTACGGCATCGCAACCTCGGAGGCCGTCGATGAACAGGGCGAGCTCGTCCGGGCCGCCGCGATGCGCGCGGCGATGCCAGATTACATGCGTTTCCCAGCTCTACGAGAAATGCATCAACTGTCGGCCGCTGGCACGACACTCGAGGCCGACGTTTGTGAGGATGGCACAACGCGGATCGTCGCCCACGTAGTCGACCCGATCGCTGTCGCCAAAGTGAAGAATAATGTCTACAGGGGCTTTTCCATAGGCGGCCGGGTCACGCAGCGTGACGCCGGCAACCCGAAGATCATCACCGGCCTCGTGCTCAACGAAATTTCTCTGGTCGACCGCCCGGCCAATCCCGAGGCCATCTACGATTGCTGGAAGGCCGCTTCGGTATTGGATGCTGTTGCTGGTAACGATCAAAATTCCCGCGTGGCATGTGAAGCGGCATCTTCACCGAATGAGGCAGCGGGGCAGGCTCCGTTCAATGCACCGCTTCAGATTTGGGCCTGCGATTTTTCCGACCACCGCCACCTCACGAAGACGGAAGCGGTCAAATGCCTCCGGAAATTTAAGACCGAGCAAGGAGATCTCCAGACGGGGATCACCGGCCCAAAGACGGACGCCCGCGCAGCCGTAAGCGCGGTCGCGGTGGCCGACAACCGCAAAAATTCAGCTAACCTGCATGGACCCGGTGTCGAACACGCTGATCCAGGCTATCAGTCAGATGGGAAACAGCGCTATCCGATCGACACCGATCGTCACATCCGGGCCGCCTGGAACTATATCAATAAACCTGGCAACGCGAGCCGGTACACGGAAGATCAGCTCAAACGCATCAGAGCTGCCATTATTGCTGCCTGGAAAGCACGGATCAACAGTGGCGGTCCGCCTTCTAGCCGGGACAGTGAGAAGGCCGCCGGGACTGCAGTGGCCAAGGCGCTGTGGGACGTCTGCCATGTGGTCCGCGTGATCATGGATCTCGACTGGCTCAAGAATGGGCTCGATCTCGAAGCGAGCATCGGGGATGACGCTTCGCAGGAGGCGGCCAGGCTACAAGAGATTATCGCCGAGCTTTTGCGATTTTTTGACCGCGATGGTGACTTCGGAAACCGACCAGCTCTTGGACGGCACGGAAGAGGATGACGTGCAACTTGCATCGACAATGTCCGGAATGCTGGCCAAGGCTGCAGGCACCTCGGGGATCCGACGCACCGCGGCCCTCCTCAAGAAGGGCAATCCGCACTTGCGAAGATTGGCCAAGGCTTTGCTTATCAAGACCAAGCCCTCACGAGCGGACCAGGCGCTAATGGATGTCGCCTATCGCGCGTGTGACAAATGCCTGACGACAGCCGGTCTGTCGCCCGATGAGCAGGACAATATAAGCAAGGCCCGAGACCATCTGCAGGAAGCGGGCGCCCTGGTCATCCCCGATTGGGCCGACGCTGCAGAGGACGAAGAGGGTTCTGGTCCCGACTTCGAATGCCTGCCGGCCGTTGCCGCTAGCAGTGACGCTGCGAAGGTGCTGGAGGTCATCACTGCGGCCATCGGCAAGCGCGGAGAAGCGCACCAGCAGTTAATGGACCTAGCGCATGGATGCATCGGCGAGCTGACCGACGGGGCATTTTGCGGAGGAGCGGCGAAAATTGGAGCGCGGCACTCCCAAGAGACGATGCAGCACCTGGAAGCAACTCATGAACATTTGATTGCCGCCGGCGCAAATTGCGACTCGGCACGGGATACCGTGTCAGCTGTGCCAAGCGAAACCGATTTTCCGGTTAAAAAACTCGCGCTTGGCAGAGCTGATCGCGCGGAAGATGTTGTCAAGCAGCTCGCCGGTGAACGATTCGAGAAGACGGAGCTGGTCAAGGTGCTTGGGGAAATCTTGCCCAGGCTCGAGCAGCTGACGAAGCGTGTCGACGAAATCGCCCGCACCCCGTTGCCCCCTGTGACAATGGCCAGGGATGTGACCTCGATTTCGAAGCAGCAGGACCGCGGCGGCACATTGGATAGCGGCACGCCAGAAATCTCGCCGGAAGCCGTCACCGCTGCTCTCTCGAAAATGAGCAAGGAAGAACAGACGTTGACGCTGATAAAGGCCAGCTATGCGAATCCGATTCAAGTCCTCCGCTCGGTTGCGGATGAATGATGAGCAGCTCTCGGATCTAACACAGACACCTTGACGACCTCCGCGCCGGTCGAGCTGTCGCAGGCGCGGTATCCACCTATCCGGCCGGAAGGCCGTTACCGAGCCCGGCCGATTGCCGGGCTTTTCCCTGCCCCCCTTGTTCGGGAGGAAGATTTTATGAATCCAATCACTCAAGAATCGCTGGAGCTCATGAAAGGCGCGTTGGCCCAGCCCGACGATCGCATCGCCAAATCGATCTCGATCGCGACGGGCTTATTGGCCTATGATCTTCAGGCGCCTGCGAAAAACCTCTATCCGTTCGTCACTCCGCTCAGAAACATCATTCCGCGGGTTGGCGGCGGCGGCGGCTCTGCGACCAACTGGCGGCAGGTCAACGCCATAATCGGCTCCGGCTTCGACGCGATGGGATGGGTGCCGGAAGGCCAGCGCTCAGGCCAGATGTCCTATTCGACCTCGACCAAGACGTCGACGTTTATAACGCTCGGCGAAGAAGATGCGGCGACGTTTGAAGCCATCTCCGCCGGTCGGACGTTCGAGGACGTGCAGGCGATGATGGCGTTCCGCCTTCTGCAGAAGATGATGCTCAAGGAGGAGATGGCGATCCTGGCCGGCAACGCGTCGTTGCAGCTCGGTACACCGTCCACCCCGACACTGTCGGCATCAGGCGCGGGTGCGACGCTCCCGGCTGCGACTTATTTCGTTAAGGTTGTTGCACTGACGCTCGAGGGTTATCAGAACTCGAGTGTGTTGACCGGCGTCGCCACTTCGAAACCCATCACCGGCGCCGACGGCAAATCTTTTACCCTCTTGGGTGGTTCCTCGAACATCAGCCCCGAGGCTAGCCAGGCGGTGACGCTAGGCCAAAACCTCTTCTGCTCCGTGACCCCAGTCAACGGTGCCGTCGCTTACGCCTGGTACGTGTCGACTTCGAGCGGTACCGAGACACTGCAGGCGATCACGACGATCAACAGCCTGATGATCAGTGCGCCGCTGAGCACCGGCAACCAGTCGCAAACCGCCATTACTGGTGATAGCTCGGCCAACCAGAGTTACGCGTTCGACGGCTTGTTGACGACCGCACTAAAACCGGGCTCCAACGCCTATGTCAATGTAATGCCGACTGGCACGGCCGGGACCGGGACCCCGCTCACGGCGTCGGGCCGCGGCTCCGTCGTCGAGATCGACACGATGTTGCAGGCCATGTGGCAGAACTTCGAGCTGTCTCCGACCGTGCTCTATGTCAATGCGCAAGAGCTCCGGAACATCACCAACGGTGCTTTCCAACGCCTCTGGACCGCTGGTTCGGTACGACGTCAATGGCGAGACTGGCGAGGGATACCAGATCACCGCATCCGGCGTGGTCACCTATTATTACAACCCGTTCGCAATCCAGGGCGGGCTGCGCATCCCGATCAAGATTCATCCGCGAGTTCCACCCGGCACGATCATCGGGTGGGCAGAGAACTTGCCGATCCAGTACCAGTCGAACGAAGTGCCGAACGTTGCTGAAATCAAGACTCGGCAGGATTATTACCAAATTGATTGGCCAATCGTGACTCGGCAGCGCCAGGTTGGTGTCTATGCCGAAGAGGTGTTGGCGGTCTACGCACCTTTTGCAATGGGCGTGATCGCCAACATCGGAAACGGCTGATGGCTACGGCCGAAGTCTCAGCGCCTCCGCAGGGACCGCCCTCGATAGCAGCCCCCGGGTTCAGCCCGGGGGTTCCCGCCGGGCGAGGCCTAGTTCTGCTCCGCGCTGCATTTGGCCAGGATGAAGCCAACCACGGCACGGACCGGTATGCGGTCGATAGTGAAGGACTGGTTCAAGTGCCTATGGAGGCCGTAGCTCCTCTGATCACGGTCGGGGCGTTCGTGTTGGCAAAGACCGCTGTCAACACAATTTCCGCCGGCGTCCTGAAGCTGCACCACGACGATGCGGCGGGCTGTTCCTACGCCGGCCGTCAGTATTGGGGCGACGCGAATGGGGACGTGCTCGTGCCGGCGGAGGCCGCTTCCGAGCTGCTGGCGCACGGGTTCGTCCCCGTTTTGAAGGAGACGATAGCGGCCGGCGGCCGCAAGAATCGTCGCGGAGCAAATGTTCAATAGAGGACTGATCCGGTGGCTTTCGGAGATTTGACGACGCTTGCCGACGTCAAGGCGTGGCTGCAAACTGGGCAGTCTGCATTTCCGCCGACCGACGACGCACTGCTTACCGGTCTCATCACGGCGGCAAGTCAATATATCCAGACCTGGCTCAACCGCCAGATCTCTCTGGCAAACTATGTTGAAACGCGCGACGGGAGCGGGGGCTACAGACTGCAATTCGCATGCTTTCCGGTCAGCGCCGTGCAGTCGTTGACGATCGACGATTGCGTTGTTCCTCCCGCGCCCTCGAGCACGACTGCCGGCTATACTTTCAGTGCGACGCAGCTTTCGGTTCGCGGCTACAAGTTCAACTGCGGCGCCCAAAATGTTATTGTCGCATACACGGCCGGGTATTCGACTACCCCGCCGGAGGTCGCTCAGGCATGCATTGAGCTGGTTGCGCTTCGCTATCGCGAGCGTACTCGGATCGGCGAAATCTCGAGGTCTCTAGGCGGCGCCGAGACGGTCACCTATGCACAAAAAGACATGAGCGACGCGATCAAAACGCTGCTGCAACAATATCGTCTGGTCGCGCCGATCGCCGCGGTCCAACCTGTACCAGCGGCAACTGGCGCCGGTACGCCGTGATTGCCGCCCGTCTTGTCGGCGACGACGTAGTTCTGGAGTGGCTGCGCGGTGCTCAGGATACGCTCGCTTCGGGGATCGCCCAGGCGATCACGCAGCTTGGCATCGACCTTCAACGCCATATCCAGGACGATGAGCTCAGCGGTCAAATGCTCGCCGTCCGCTCCGGGTCACTCAAGTCGAGCATCGATCTCCAAATCGATCAAGACAGCGAGGGGATCTCGGCAACGGTCTACAGCGACAGCAAGTATGCTGCCGCTCACGAATATGGTTTCGCCGGGACCGTCGACGTCAAAGCGAGCCTGCGTCGTATCACGGCGGCGTTCGGACGCCCCATTTCCGAGAAAACGATCAATGTGCGGGCCTACCGCCACCGGATGGAGCTTCCCGAGCGTTCGTTTATGCGCTCGGCATTGGAAAATATGGACCCCGCGATCCGAGATGAGGTGGAAGCAGCGTTGCTCGAGGCACTGACGTGATAATCCTCACCTGCGCGCAAATCGAAGTTTGCTCATGATAATTCGCGAATTGATCTACAGCGCGCTCTGGGAGCTCGGCGCAAGTGCAGCCGGCTTTGCCAGTGCCAATCGGCGTCTGCGGCATTGGGCGGATGTTGCCCCCGGCGAGCAGCCGGCACTATTCATGAGCGAAAAGGGTGGCCAAGCCACAGTAAGGAAGCTCGGCGCGCTGCGACGGTTCCGGTCGTTTGGACAGCTTCCGGGGAAGAATAAGCTAAAGGCGGGTGGCCGGCTGCTGGTTTGA